TATTCATCATGCTTTAACATCAGCGATAGCTTCCGGCGCTGCCGAATCATTGATTGTCGCTTGATCAGCTTGAACTTGCGACGGATGCGAAAGCCGCAAAAGGTAAAGCCACGCCTAACTGGCACTAGGCTCCACTTGCCGATCTGCTGCCGCATCTCAGTGGCAACAAAAGCACAGATTTCGTCCTTGAGCTGCAAACCATCCGTTTTGTTGCTCACGATGATTGCAGCATCATCCATGTAACGCACAAAACTTCCGGTAGCGGTAGCAGCGATGAATCGATCCAGTTTGCCGCCCCAGTAATTGCAAAAGATTTGACTCGTAAGTGCCCCGATCGGCAAGCCAGAAGGCTGCACCGATAGCACTCGCTCGATCAAGAGCAACATGCGCCGGCATGTGAGCTTCTTGCCCAGATGCGCCAGCAACAGATCCTGGGGAATGCTGGGGAAGAACTTGCTGAAGTCCACGTGCAGCACCCAACAATCTGAGTTCTCACGCATCAACTGCTGCATCCGCGTGACGCACTTATGCGTGCCCAGTCCAACGCGGCAGGCAAACACTTGCGGCATCATCGCTGCATCAAGAATTGGTCCTGCTACCTGGATTAGGGCGTGATGTAACACGCGATCACGGAAACTTTGACATGATATTGTTCGTTGCTTGGGGTCAAAAATTTGAAATTGAAGTTGTGGGTCTGGATGCCATCGTTCTTCTTTTAGTTGTGTTTGCAGTCTGCGAAGATTTAGTAACGCATACTCCTTAAACTCAAGACATGAGCTGCTATAAGACTTACCCTTTTTTGCTTCCTTATATGCCAAAAGCAAATTATCCCATTGATAAATTTGCTCGTAGAGGTTGCGGAATTTCTTGCCCATTAGAAGGTAGCGGCAGGTTTCGATGAGCTACTCCCTGCCATTGCCACCACTCGGCCCTGAGTTTGCCGAAGCAGGATGCAAAGGCTGGCACCTTGTTGTAGTACCTGCCCAATGCCTCGTAAAAACAAAGGAGCATAATGGCACAAATCAGTTGCCACGGCGGCAAAGCGAGCAGAAATGTTGTTGTTCGCATTCCATGGCTGATTGTTCCAGTTTGACGTGCGAGAACCGGAATTGGAACCATTGTTCCAGTTGCCACCCAGGATGACCGCAAAACCCCTTGCACCCAGCATTATGATACCGCAGGTTTTTTCTTTAGTCTGCAAATCCACTTGCCGAGCATACTGCCAACCTCTGCGATCATTTCTTGCACAACTTCAAGCTGATGCTCGGTCATCATTTTTCTTTTATGATGCACCATAAAACGAGTAAGCAATCTAAGCTGAGCAATGGCTGAATCTAGCAGGTAGCAACGATTTAACTGATTGACCTTAATGGCATCAGCAAGAAGTTGAGCTGTATGAAATAAATGCTCAATCAAAAGATCACGAAAAACCCCATGCTTTCGCGGGATGTTTTGAGCAATAGGATAAAGATATTCAATAACTCTTTCATATTTTTCAAGCATGTAAAGGCCATGAGCTTCTTTCCCTGGCTGCGCTGTTGCTCGTTTTGCTGTCATGGCCGTCGGCGCTGTCGCGCCTCTTAACAGGTCACAAGGTGCTCGGCGGCAAAGCGAGCAGAAAGGCTGTCGCCCGCATTCCAAGGCTGAAAGCTCCAGCGCGACGTGCGTGAACCGGAATTGGAACCATTGCCCCAGTTGCCACCCAGGATGACCGCAACAAGTGAATCATCATCGCCTTGCTGATACACATCACCGCGACCACGAGTAACACCTGTGCGCCAGCCAAACGTTTGAGAGTTTACATCTCTAAACATCAAATCAGCACCCCAAGTCCACAGCGTACCTGTTGCTTGCGCCAATCCCCATTTGGATGCACGTTCCCAAATTACAGTGCCAGGGTCTGTGCCACGGCTTCCTGCTTCTGGGGCACCAAATGCAGCCACCTGAAATTCACTCATTGTCAGCAAACGCTTACCAAAGCTGCTGGCAACTTCGCAGAAGTCATACCAACATCCTTTCTCCAAAGTACTGTCATCCGCATAAGCAGTAACACCATTGCCACCATAAAAAGCAGGAATCAACGGAGGAGCGTTTTCATCAGCAATTGTCAGCCCAATCTTGCTACTAGGCACTGCACTGAAATCAGTTCCTGCATAAGACGTACTTCCGCAGAAGTAAAGATCACACCAAAACCGTTCATCAATACATGCCATGCCACGTGGGTCAGGGCATGATGGCCTCCAAGTCAGGTCCCAAATGCTGTACTCCAGAATTTCCGCTGCAGCCGTTGGGCTGCCGTTGTTAACAGCCGTGGGGCGCCCACTTGGGATATAGTGATAACCGCCAACAATTGAACCACCCGTGGCCCCTGCGGGAGCAGACGTAAAGCTCGCGTCAGCAACTAATGCACCAGTTGTGGGATGCTGCCAGATTGCATAATCGGTGTTGTTGCTGTGACTCGGCATTGATACAGCTGTTGCCGTGTCGTAAAAGAAACCATTCAATGCAGAATTTGCAACAACACTGATCGTTGCTGCTGCAGTTTTATAAAACAACGGACCGCGATGAACAGGCGGACGACGGTTAAATCCTTTCAGGATGTTGTAAGTTGCATTAACAGTCAATCCTGCATTAGGACTTGATGTATTAATGCCAACTTGTTGAGAGCTATTAATCCTAATAGCATCATTACCATTCGTTACAAGACCTAACTCATTAGCAGCTGGATTGTGGATTCCAGTATCTAAATCTGTATCAAAAGTAATTGATGGAGCGGATTCAGATCCTGATGGATAATTAACACCAACATTAACGTAATCAGCACCAGCAAGAATAACACCAAAAAAAGAATGTCCACTAGTTGGAGGAGAGCTAAATTCAATATTGCTACCAACCAAATTAAAACCTGATGTACCACTGGGATCAGGTTCTTGAATAACACCATTAACAGAGATTAAACACTGCTGCGGATTAATTGGAAATGGTACTGGAGTAACACCACCAACTTGAAGAGCAAAGGTAGTTAAAACACCATTAAAGCTACTGCTAATGTCATCAATAATCTGATAACTTTGATATGCAACTTGTAGATCATTACCTAAATATGCCATGTTACCTCACAGGATTAAAACTTGGTTGCGTTGGCCATTGAATATCTTCTAGCTTAGCAGAAGAATAGGTTTGAGGAAGATCACGTAATTGTTGGCGATAAGCAGCCCACTGAGCTTGATCTAATGTTGAGCTTGGTGTCATTACCCAATCAGTAGATTTTAAAATATAATCTCTTTTCTTCCTTACAATATCCCAAGAAGTATCAGAAAGTTCTAATACTTCTTCTGGGTGCATAAGTTCATGAAGTTTTAGTTCTAATAAGCTTACCCTTTCTTCCAAGAAGTAAACATAATGTTCTAACTCTTTTGCTTTTTCTTCAATGTTAGAAACATTAGAAACAGTTGTTAGTCCCATAATTTACTATGGTGTCTGCTCAAGATAACTAACAGTTAAATCAATGGCTGTTGCAGTACCGCAACGTGCTTGTAATTTATCACTGGATTCCAGGATTACCTTGTTACCACTGATTAATTCTAAAGAAGAACCAGCAGGTACTGGAGCATTCTTAATTAGGTAAACATCATCACCTGTACTTTTATCAATATAAAGATCAACATCAGCACTAACACCTGTTTTGTTAGATGCAATTGCACTAAGAACAATTAATGTTGCAGTACCACCAGTTGTAACAACAGTGGCTGATGCATCAGTAATTGCTGCTGTTACCAAACTTGACTTGGTATCATTTTTGAAGGTATTTGCCATATCAGCCTAAAGCAACAATAAGTGCAAGGTTGTCTGTAGAAGTAAAGGATCCGTCCACAGTAAGGTTTCCTGAGACGATCAGATTACCTGGAATGGTAACTGCACCTGATGAATCTATTGTAAGTCTAGCAACTCCACCTGTTACAAGAGCAATTTGATTTACACCGGGACTAATGATACCAGTATCAGGATCACCTGCAAACTTAAGTGCACAGCTTGTTAATGATCCAAGAGATAAAGCAGCGTTGGCACCATCTTCCCTTAGGAGAGGGTAACCGCCTACCTGAATGGCATCATGAATAACACATGTTTGTTTGACCGTATCAACGGTAACTTCACCACTAGCACCAGTGAAGCCTGAATGCTGTGCTGTTGTTCCTCTACGAAATTGTACTTGAGTTGACATAGTTTTATCCTAAAGCAATTGCAACTGCAGTAGCAAAGTCTTCTGTTGATATTGTTCCATTACTATCGGGAACTGTCATTGTTCTGGTAGTAGAGGTACTAATACCAGAGCATTCAAAAGCCAACTTTTTAGTGCTATCACTATTATCACTTATTCTGAATGTATCATCAACAAAGGTATCACCAGGAATTGTTGATGTGTCAAGAAGGACATTACCAGTTAGGTCAGGGAATGTTGCAGTTCGATTGTCAGTTAATGTATCTGTTGCAAATGTAACAGAATAGTTACTGGCGCCACCAGCACGACCTAGGATAATAAATCCATCTTGGGTTGATGCTGGACGGAACGATTGACCTGTACCATTAATAAAACTATTGATGCCAATAAAAACATTATTTGCTTCTAGTAAAGCAAACGTACCATCGCTATTTGGTGCAGTAAATGTACGTGTTGTTGCGGTAGTAATATTTGTTGCATTAAATGCAATTTGCTTTGTATTATCTGAAGTATTTCTAATCCTGAATCCACCGTCATTCGTAATAACAGCAGTGGAAGTAATAGATGTTAACCCTGCAATTGTTGTAAGGGTACTACCAAGTGCTACTGAACTGGAACCTAATGTAATTGTTGAGTTCTGAAGCTGGCTATTAGGAATATTGCTAGTACCAAATTCACCTGTACCCGAGTTATATGTAAGTCCAGAACCAGCAGCAACACTGAGGTGTGCCCTTACTTCACTAGCACTGGGGCCAGTATAAGTAATAACGCCGGTTCCAGAATCGTAGGATAGAGATCCATCTCCACCTGCATCCGTAACAGAAATAGAACCACGGATGTTAGCATCAGTAACAACTGAGAAGTCGAAGACCCCAGTAGTATTGTTATAAGACAGTGAACCATAACCAGATCCTGTATTGGTGGCACTTAAAGATTCAAGAAGTGCAACATTACCAGTTGCATCAGGAAAAGTAATTGTGCGTACAGCAGTAGGGTCAGTAACGGTTAACGCTGTAGTAAAAGTATTTGATCCTGTTGCACCTTCAAAAGTAATATTGCCGCCAGAAATAGCAATATTATTTGCAGATCCGCTAGGTCCAGCATTAAATGTTGTTGCTTCTAATTGAATAAATCCAAGTAATGTAGTTTTTGTATCACCAAGATTAACTGTTGTTCCACCTAAAACAACAGAGCTGTTTGCTAATTGAGAATTAGGAATTGCATTAGTTCCGAACTCTCCAGTGCCACCGTCATAGGTTAAACCTGAACCAGCAGCTACACTAAAATGTGCACGAACTTCTGATGCAGACGGTCCGACATAAGTAATAACACCAGTGGAATTATTATAAGAAAGAGAACCATCTCCACCACTATCTGTTACAGATATTGCAGCTCTTGCTCTGCTATCTAAGTAATAAAGATTAGTACCTTCAGTAAGATCAGTAGTGGTATTACCAGCAAAGTCAAGTTTATCTGTAGGAGTGTTAACCTCCTGCAGTAAACCACTAACTAATGCAATTGCTTTACGAGTTGCCATAATATTAACTTAACAGAATAGGTGGTTCCAGTTGAATAGAAAATTCACTGGTAGAGACAGCTTCTCCAACACGAACAACATATTGTCCGGCAGTGCTTGGAGCTGTTGTTGTAATGTCACCAGCAGAAGCAGCTGATAAAAAGTAATGATCACCAGCATCAAGACCAGATATTGCTTCAACACCGGTAACTAAAACCTTAACGATTTCACCCGTTAACTTAGAAGTATCTGCAATACCAACAACATAAGCTTGATCTAATGTTCCACTTGCTATAGCTTTTCCAGCTTTACCATCAGATGCTCTTAAATAAAGAGCATCACCCTGATTTACATTTTCAAATACTTCAACATCAAAACCTACACGGAATGGAACAAATGTAGGAAATCCATCTTTAAGATCAATAAGAGCATCAACAAGCCCTCTATAGTTTGGTGCATATGGAGATCTTGTCATTGTAAATCCATGCCCTTGCATAAGGTCAACAAGGACAGCAAGAGCGCCTTCTATATTGGGCTCATATCCTGTTGCCATATGACCTTAAATTATTTCTTTTATTCTAAGTTGTTAAATCCTTTAGAATAGTAGCAGGAACAAATACAATGAACAATGGCACCTGAAATTATTGCCGTAATAATTACAAGTGCCTTTGCTGCATTCACTGGCGTAGGCAGAGCATTGAACACTTTTAATGAAAAAATTCAGAAGAAGTTTAATGAGCTAGAGAAAAAAATCCATGATGTAGAAGAAGATATGATTCGAGATTATGTTTTAAAGCAAGACTTTATTCGTGAGATGAATGGTCTTAATCAAAAGTTAGATCGTATTTGGGAGTTTATGATCAAACAAGCTAAAAATTAAATCGTAGACCAGCTGGAAGTAGAGGTGCGATAGATATATAAAGTTGTAACAGATTCATCGTAATGAAGCTGGCCGTTAACAGGGCTAGTGGGAAAAGAACCAGAGCTAACGGACGCAACTGCTTTAGGTTGGAGCCAGCTGGAACCATCATGGATATTTAAAATTTGGGAACTAGATGTATTAAGCCACTGCTCACCCTTAGAAAGGGATGCAAAGCCTGTAGGAGCTGCGTTGGGAGGGGTTGAATCTACATGAACCGGACCAACCTTGATGAGCCCTGTGGAGGGCGCTGGGGTGCTATCAGCAAAGTAAAGACCAGGATCAGCTGGGTTGAGATTTAAACATAGTTCTCCATCGCCAATACGAATAGGTGTTGGCCTGTCATTAAGAAGGCTAGAACGTCTGCTTAAGATTTGAATGGTCATCTTTAAGTATTGATATACAGACCGGAGTCAACAATGATAACTTGAGGTACAAATGGATTATAGGTTGTGCAATCCAGTGTACTACTAATACCGCTAGGAACTGGTTCACCATTTAGGTATAAACCACCATCAATCTCACCAAACTGGAAATCACTTGTATAGTCCGTAAGAGGTTGATCAAGCATACCGATCTTGGTATCTTGAATAAATTGTGGGTCAATATTAAATACTTTATTCATCATTAATAACATATTAGTTGTCGTATTGACTTGTTGTCCATCCCTATTAAGCTCTCCATTTTCACGTCGGATATTATCTGTCATCATCATGCTGACAAGGTTTGCATCAAAATTGCCAACTTGAACAGGTTGATTTTGAGCACCAGTAACTTCTTTTGCTCCCATCCACGGCATACCGTAACCCATCATTGCAAGCCGTTCAGCTTGTTGTTTTGTTCGTTCATTTTCTTTTGTTAAACGTTCATAAAACTTTTCTAGTGCATCACCAATTGGTTGATCATTAGGTTCCAATAACCAAGCCCCAACATATTCGTGATTCTTTAAGTTTTGAACTTGACAATATCCACTTGTTGTTTGAGTGAAAGGATAAATAATAACAAAATTATTGTCGTCAATAACCTGACTAACAGTGTACTCACCAGAGATTGCGTTACCGCTGGTAAATTCTAATTGGATGCGTGTATTAACACCAAGCTGATGGTTTTCTGCATTTACCGTAATATTTGGTCCACCTGCTTGTTCATAAAAACCAGTTAAATTAATTGGGTCATTCCCTTCATCATGGACGATTGACCACATGGCAGCATAAATATGCTTACACCACCTAGGTTGATAATAAAGAAGATTGGGATACGAAAATGCTGCAGTATCTTCATAGCCGGGTAATTGATAAAAATTATTAACAGGAACATAACCAAAGTCATTGTAAACGCCAATATCGTCTCGTGTTTCAATAACATTGCCATCACGATCAAGACGTTCACCAGGTTTAACAATGCCTGCTGGTGTACGAGGGAACTTTGCTTTTGATGAATCTTTATAAAAGTTATAAGTTTCTCGACGTAAAAAATCTGGGCAGGTGCATTGGTATCGAATCTCTGTTGTCAAGTAACGACCAACTTCAAAGCCTCGATGCGCTGGCACAATAGTTTTTGATATGCCCTGACTGGAAGGCAGCCCGGTTGCTGGGTCAAAGACGCGATTACCATAACTATCATCACGTTGAAACAATATTTCATTTGTTGTAATATCTGTTCCTGTTACGGTATAGCCTACATAATCATCATAATTGTATCCACGAATCCTTCTGCTTAAAATTCCGTTTCCAGATGTTGTTGCTGGTGCAACAGATGTAACTGTAAATTGTGTTGAACTCGTAACAGTTACGTCATATAAACCTGGGATTGATACTCCAGTAAAGAATACAAGAAGAACTTCATTACCTGTTGAAAGGCCGTGAGGTGCTGTGCAATTAACCGTTATTGTTGTTCCTGTTTGGCTATAGGTAAAAACGATTCCAGGGTCTCTTTCAATGACGCGATCGGCAAGGCGTTCACCGGCAAAAAAGTTTACTGGGGTAGGAATGAACCGAATGCCAACCCGCATCTCAGTCCATACTGGATTATCAAAAGTTGTATTTTGTCTAACTTGAACATTACCTGCAGTAGTGATGGCAGAGGCTGCAGTGCAAGTAAATGTATTTAAAGTTTTAGATGTAATTGTAAGTGTATCGTTAACAGCTGAACCAGAAGTAAAAGAAAGGAAAACAGAGTCACCTGGAAAGAATCCATGCTCTTCTAACGTCACTGTAATTGTTGTGCCGACTTGAGAGTAGGTTGCAGCACGAGGAGCAGTTAAATATCTAACACTTTGTATAGGTAAACCAAAGTTATAAAAACTAAAACTATTTGTATCACGAACAGCAACCATCTGTTCTCCAATTTCTGGATTGCTGCTTGGAAATGTAAATACTCGTGCAGGAATAAACACACCAGGAAACTGCTGGAAAGCAACGTACATCCTGAAGTCACCGCGTGTATTCCGCTCGGTTGCATTTGATCCTAGGTATGACTGTGTAATAGCATACAGATCATAACCACGTCTCCACCTAGACCAAAGGCTGTCGTGATCATAAAAACGAATACGACTAGTTATTGAGTAATCATCGGGAGTAAATTTATATGGATCATTATCGCCAAGGTCATATTTTTTACTTTTCTTTTTATCATCAAATCCTTTGAAACTAGCATCAAAGGATCCACCAAAGCTTTGTTTTCTACGGGGCATTGATACTAAGTCCTTTATCTGGCGAGCCAGGATAAGGATAATTTACTTCAGGAACACCCATCATCCTTCGCCAACTATTTGCCAAGTTTTTAGCTAATTGCCAATTAGATTGATCTTGTTGGCGATTATCAATAGAATCCTGCTTGAACATTGATATAGAATCCATTGGTTAATGCATTGGTTCCGCTAACTGCAGCATAAAGTGCAGTACCACGGGGCAACATTAACCCACGCATTTTAGGCGAAACTTCATTGTTTGCAGAACTAAAGTTTGCACCAGCATGAGGAACCGGATGATTAATAAGCGGAAGCTTTTCTTTAAGCGTTAAACTGTAGGACTGATCAGCAGCAACGCTATCAATGTTAACAACAAAGAGCGGGAAAAACTGATTGGTGCTTGTCAGCGTACCGGTATTAACAGCATATAAACAAATATCGATTGGGTTATAAACATTGACATTACCACTGGTGTCAAGAGAACTGGCACTTGTAACAGTAAACGTACCGGTTGTAATAGCAGTTACAGTTGCTGTCTCATCAACACCAGATCCACTGGTGTAATCAAGGTAAACACTTTGACCAACTTTTAAGTTATGGTTGGAAGCTGTAACAGTAACAACCGTACCCGGAGTGCCTGAGCTTATACCATCATCACTTTGGACATAGGTTCCAGCAAGGGCTGTCTTTGCATCAATAAAAATATTGACATCTTTGCTATAACGAATATAAATTTCATCGATATAAGCACCAGAGATTGATGTATCTGTTAATGCAGAATCAACATCAAAAACTTTAGTTGCATTACCAATCGAAGTAGGAATTAAACTGGTTGCAAATAACTGTCCAGAAGCAACAGTTAAAAGTGTGCTAGAAGATGCTGGACGGTCCAGCATCATCGGTTGCTTGTTTGAGCTGCTACTGGCCAATGTACTACCCTGTTGTTAGATTAATTTTAGCGTAATTAAACGTTGTACTGTTTTTTTAATTTTTTAATTTGCTTCTGACGTTTATGTTCTGAAAGCCAGAACTGCATATACATAATTTCTTCTGGGTCAAAGAACTCAGGTTGCTTAAGAGCGTTCTTGACCAGCTTCTTTTTGCTTGTCACGATGTTTAATGTTCTTTTCTTCCATTTTAGTGCGAGCTTTCTTTAAAGCTTCCTTGCGCTTTGAATTATCAGATTCTTTTTTGTTTCCAGTGTTATCTGTTTCTTTACCTTCTTTCTCTGCTGCTTTTTTCTTGAAGTGTTCAAGAAGCTGCGGGGGCATTTTATTCTTTGCCATAATTAACTAAAACCGTATTTAGAGTCAGAAGCTGCTTGAAGCAATGCTATTGGATCTATCTTACTACGGCTTATTGTTGGTGTTGAAAGTGTGTCTGAAATTGCACCTTGCAAGTAATAATCTAAAAAGCTTTTTCCTTTTTCTTTTGCTGCCTGTTGAGCAGGCATAATTAAATTAATATTAATTGGTTGACCAGTGGTAGTTCCTTGGGGATAAGCAACTATAGGTTGACCAGTGGTAGTTCCTTGGGGATAAGAAGCTTGCGATAACGTACCCAGATCTCCTAAAGTACTTTTGGCTGCTTTGTATAAATCACCACCCGGTTTCATTCTTGGTGCAGCTGCTCCCACACTTGTTCCAAAGGAATCTTTTGCTGAAAGGCTGCCACCAGGGTTTCCAACTAAAACAGTTGCATAGGCTTTTTCAATGCCCATGCCAGGTTTATATCCTCTCTGATCAAAATATTTTTTAACATAAGGAAGCTGTTCTGCAATGGTCATTTCTTTAGAAGGAAGACCAACTTCCTTTCTTGCTCCGGGGCCGAATTGAATTAAGCCACGATATTGTCCACCAGCGCCACCCCAAACATTAGGACGGAATCCAGATTCAAGTTGAATTAAACCGCCAAACTCATAGGGATCTAACCCGAGTTGTTTAGATGTTTGAACAAATGCAGCTTTATCTTCTGGTGTTAATTTATATGGTTGTTGTGTAGATTTAGCCATTATTATCGTACCTCATTGGAGAAATAAATACGAGTACCAACTGCAACATCGGCTGGCCCTGGCAATGCTTGAATAAATTCTGCACCTTCTCGATTAAAACGATAACGCGCTTGTTCAGGGTTGCGATAATTTGGAACATAAAGATGAAGTGCAAGCCGATCACATTCATACATGTAGATCTGCGTCCAGGTTTTCAATGTATCCCTATAATCCGTCGTACTAATTGTACGGTCAACATCACCTGCAATGTTTTCACGACGACCTGCTGGTGTAATGTCATTGTTGACACTACCAGTCATATCAGTTCGTTTTTCAGCTTCATCGCAACGAGTAACTTGCTCTACAATTTTTGAATACCAGTAAGAGTCTTGAATATTATCAAGAGCTTCCTCAAGACGAGCAAGGTCACCAGCAGGAATTGAAGTTTGATTGTATCCTAAATGCCAGCGTACCTTGGACTTAAGGAAGGTATCTAATTGCATTGCAAGTATCTAATCCCAATATTATTCTACACGAACAAGATTCTCTTTAAAGATTTCATCCCAATCAATACGTTTAATTGCACGTAGTTGTTCAAGTTTTACAAATTTTTCACCTTGCATTGAAGATTGTAAATCTTTAATATCACGCGCAGTTTTAAGACCAACACCAGGTAAAGCATCAGCAATCTGACGCGCACTTGCAGTATTGATGTTAATCCTTACATCAACTGGAAAGGTTTCTTTCTTAGCAGGAATTGGAGGATTAACACCTTCTGCTTTAAGTGATTCAGTAAGGCGTTCCTCTGTTTTAATTTTTTCAGTTGTTGCTTCTAGATGTGGCTGCAAATCTTCTTCATGAACATATAAAACCTCGTCTTGTGCATCAACGCACATGACAATTCCATTGCCATGATTAGAAATCATTTCCACCAAGGAACCAGTGGGTTTGTATTGATAGAGCATCAATAGTATTTAAATCTATTCATACAATACCAAAGTACACACTTATAGACAATAAAAAAGGCCGGTCCGTAGACCAGCCCCTTTTATTAGATTAAGTAAAGATCAGGTATCGTCGCCACCTTGCTGAGAAGCAAAGTCAATGAACTCCTGAATATCATTCCAGGACACCTGAGCAGCAGGGCGCAGGTAGTTCACACGGCAAATAATGTAAGCAGCTTTACCAGCGGTGGAATCATCAGAAGAGATGAACACACCGTCACCATCAACAGAGGTAGAGGTAACGCCGTTAACATTGTAAGCCTTAAAGGTGGTATCTGCAGTCACCTTATAGAACATAGAGTTCGCAGCATCCTGGTCATCAATACCAGCAGTGGTAACAGCAGTCCAGAAAGGAATGTCTGCAACAGTGGTATCGCCCACACCTTGAGCCCAAGCAGAGCTTGCAGCAGCGGGAGTGATCGCAGTAGCAGCAGCTAAACCATTGGCCTGAGTAGCAGGAACACCAAAGGGTGAACCAGAGTTATCAGGACCAAACAGAATAAACTCACCAGTAGTACCGCCGAGATCAGCGGTCACAGGGGAAGCAGGGAAGGAAGGCTCACCGCCAGCAGGAATGTCCTGGCCAATGGCAATAGAAGCGCCATAGACATAAGCAGGACGAGCGGCGGAAGCTTCCACTACCATGGAAGTACGATTATCACGCACACGATCATCAGGACGACGATCGGGAGAAGGGATAATCAGCTCAAAGCTTTTGTAGCTAGCTTTGGTTGCAGCAAGGTTATCAACCTTGGCGTAACCAATCAGCTCATAGGCTTCGATACCAGGCCAGCCATACACACCTTCAGTATTGAAGGAAGAAAGGCGGTTAATTTGATTACCGGGCTGCAGGATAGCACCGGCTTCAGATTTGTAAGTAGCCATTGTTTAATTAACCTCCTATATCACTCAGTAATGGTGAAAGCAACAGTGGTGAAGTCCTTATTCAGGTTAGCAAAACCTGCATACAGTTGCCAGATCAGAATAATGAAACGGCTAAAGTCATCATTATTATTGATCAGCACCTGAGCATTAGGACCACCAATACCAACACCAACTGCCTGAGGACCGAAGAACAGAGCAGGAGGGGTATCATGAGAGGTAGCACCGCCACCATCACCGATGTCTACGGTAATAGACTTAGAGGGGAAGTTGGTGCTCTCGAAGAACCGGACGCCTTCAAACACAAAGCCAGAGGGCATTACGGGTTCGCCACCAACGAACTGAGCTTGGCCATACTGACCGCCGCCATAAAGAGCAGCGTTAGGAGCCATCATACCCATGAGGGGATTGGGCTGACCCATGCCAGGATAGCGAGCCACTTCGCGGAAGCCTTGATCAGCACGCAGATCCTTCATGAAGGAGGGATCAGCGATACAGCGATAGTAACCGTCAGCAAAGACGGGCACATTACGCTTACGCAGACCTTTGACCACTTCGAGGAGGTCGGTCTTAACATTAAACTTGAAGCGTTCTGAAGCGTACTCAGTAGCAGAGTAAGCAGTCAGAGTAGTTGCACCAGTTTTGGCTTTGTTATTAGGATAGTAATAACCGCCTTGGGTGTCAGAGGATTGACCGCGAGATTCTGCCTTGAAGAGTTCATCAAGGAAGACACGATCACGCCAGCGACGATAGTCATCCAGGAGGGTAAGACTACCAATGGACTGGTGGAACATATTGAGATTGCCAGTGTCCAGAAGCAGACGCTGAGCAGTCATCAGGGTCTCACGAGCAATTTTGAAGGTGCTCGGAAGATTAGTGTTATTCGGATCAGCGGGACCGGTGTACTCACGGAGAGACACCAGGACCTTATCCTTAACAATAGACCGGCTGTTAGCAGTACCAATGGTTTGATCTTGAGTACGCTCACGGCTGGTTTTAGTACCAGGATTACCGAAGAAACGATAACGGTCTAACTGAACAGTCTGACCAGGCTGCTTGGTGAAATCGTGAACTACCACGGGCTCGCAGGCCATCTCAACAATGTAGGCCGGATGAGGGCGATACAGTTCTGCACCTAGCAGTTTAGGGAAGTCGTTATCAATAAACATTTTTAATTCAGCGTAAAGTTTTTAGCTGATACTGGACCCCTATTGGTCCAGAACAGCAATAGCATTTCCTGTCTTACTTATTAAGTTTTCAAGGTTCTGCCATTACTGGCCTGGAGCCATAGGCCCCATTACTTAAAATTATACCAGAGGTTTATTTATCGTAATTAATAATCAAGCTTCTGGATTAAAAACAGGCTGCATACCAATGTAACCACTGACTCGATTATCAGCGTCATAAACATTTGGCGGAACAGTACCCATCCGAGCATATGGATTAACAGTGGGCACTTGCATTGCAACTTGTTGCGCTTGAATCTCAGGATCAATAACTTGACCTTGCTGCATCATCTCCGCTTGCAAAGCAGCTTGCAACATCATATCTTTTGCTTGCTGCGCCTTCTTAACAGCTTTTTTTGCTGATTTTGCCATGGATTAACCTTGTTGCTGTTGAGGCATCATGCCAACAGGAAGTTGACCACGCATTGCTTGCATTGCCATCAGCTGTTGCAATTGCTGCGCTTGAATAGCATCTTGAGTAATTTGAGCATTACGTGCTTGAATGCCTGACATTAGGCCCATTTCACCAAGAGGTGAACCAGGAATAGCAAGATTAAGATAACCACCAGCGAGGTCTTGAGGCATCATTTGACCTTGACCGCGAGGGTCACCGATTTGTACTTGTTCAACCTCACGACGCTGTTCACCGGGGCCAGTAATATTACCAGCACCAAAGGCCATGCGGTCACCTGCCATGCGTTGTTCTTTTTTCTTTTGCATCATGGTCTTAAATAAATAAGGGGCAGCTATCACTACCCCTTATTTTACACTTACTTGTTTTATTGATAAATGGTGTTTATTGAGATTCCGAGTATCACTCCATCACAAGCATCTTGGAACGGAACACTTCAGGATTCTGCTGAGCAGCATTCAGATAACGCCACGCATTAGCAGGATCTTGTTCTGCAAGGCTGCCAAAGCTGTTCCAGAAGTCCGCAGGATTGCCCTGAGGCTGCGGCTGAGGAGGAACAGGCATCTGGGGCCGAACAAACTGTTCAGGAGCTGCCTGAGGGGCTTGTGCAAACTGTTGGGGTGCAGCTTGCTGATAACCCACTTCCTCATCGGGAATCGGATAAGGACCATTCTCACCAAAGAACTCACAGGTATAATCTGCAAGCACATCAGGATCAGTCAGAATCTTTTCATAAGCACGGTGCTCATCAGATAACTCCTGAAGCAAGCCAACGGCTTGTTGCAGTTGTTGATTGCTTTGAATCAGGCTATCTTCCAGGTTGCAGCTGTACTGGTTAAGAACAGCAGGAGCATCAGCACCGAAGTGATCAATAACTTCAAGACTTGCTTCGCTTACTCCGTTTGCGAGGAGCTGATCCCTGGTCAGTTCCTGCGAAGTTTGGGAATAACCGTTGAAGTAGGCCGGGTTGTTCTCGATCCCAGGCTGCGAGATCGGCTGACCCAGGTTGTTGTATTGGGGAACCTGCGGGGAACTGTAATTGGCCGGGACGGTTTGTTGGCTCTGCCCCGACTGTTGACCCAGGAACGGGAGCTGCACTGGAGAACTCAGGAGCCCCACTACCCGATTGAACGCTTCCTTGTAAGGATTCTCCGCCTGTGGTGCCGATTGGGGCACCTGGGGGGAGTATTGCGTAGGGGCGTAGTTCTGTGGCACCCCCATCTGGGCCTGCATTTGCGGGGCTGGGGCCCCCGTCG